AGGTAAACAGGTGACGGGCAAGACCGCACGAACCATCTACAATTATATGTCTGTGAACGATAGGGTCAAGCGAGGATTTAAAAAATTACCGGCTCTTGACGATGATGAGATGGTGACACTGGATGAACTGATCGCGCACCACGGTCTTCTAGCTAACGTGGATATGATCTGGCATATGGCGATGGATAAAATGCCCAGCGCAGACCGCGCCTACATCACCGCACTGTTACGTCGTGGTGAAAAGTTCAATGCAGAGCCTCGCATCAATCTGTCCACGATCCACGGATCAAAAGGCGGCGAGGCTGACAACGTGGTTCTGTTTACAGAGATATCACCAGCCGCATCAAAGGCCGCGGAACTCTCGCCGGACGATCTGCACCGTGTGTTCTATGTCGGCATCACGCGGACCAAGCAGAACCTTTACTTAGTTGAACCTGACGATGCCACGAGGAGTTATCAGATATGAACCGCAATGAAATACTTAAAGAAGCAAAAACCAAAATCAACGGCGCACGGGCCAAGGATTATGGCGATGCTTATGAAAACCACGCCCGTATTGCCCAGATGTGGTCAGTTCTGCTAGATACACCTGTCACTGTGCCTCAAGTGTATCAGTGCATGGTTGCTATCAAGCTGGCACGACTTAGCGCAACGCCGGAGCATGAGGACAGTTGGGTAGACATTTGCGGCTATGGCGCATTGGGCGGGGAAGAGTAATGGTACGATTTGTTCGTATCGAAATGTTAAAGCATTACCTCAAAGAGGGCTGGACCGTTCTTGTGCAAGGCACAGAGATGGCCGCAGTTAGGAAAGATTATGGCACTACAAATGACGATGTTTGGACCTAAGAGTGAATGGGTTCCACCGGCTGAGTTGCCTGACATATTCGACGCCAAACAAATAGCCATCGACGTCGAGACAAAAGACCCCAACCTCAAGTCCAACGGGCCCGGATGGCCTACTGGTGACGGTGAGGTGGTGGGCTATGCCATAGCCGTTGCAGACTGGGCCGGATACATACCAATACGGCATCTGGGTGGCGGCAATCTGGATGAGCGCATAGTCAACAAATGGCTGAAGAAAGTCTTTGAGTGCCCTGCCGATAAAATCATGCACAACGCACAGTACGACGCGGGCTGGATCAGGCGCATGGGCTTTACACTCAACGGGCGCATCATAGATACCATGCTGATAGCCTCGCTGCTGGACGAGAACCGGTTCAGCTACAGCCTCAACGCACTCTGCTACGATCTGCTGGGTAAGGTAAAGACTGAGAAGACTCTACAAGAAGCAGCCCGCGAGTTTGGTCTGGACCCCAAATCAGAAATGTGGAAGATGCCCGCTATGTATGTAGGGCCATACGCTCAGAACGACGCAGAGATTACACTTGATCTGTGGAACCATCTGTCCACCCAGCTTACCAAGGAAGAGTTGTGGCCAATCGCAAATCTGGAACTAAAGCTTCTGCCCTGCCTGATCGACATGACATGGCGAGGGGTACGTATAGATCAGAACAGGGTCGAGAAAACGCGGAACACGCTTCTCAAAAAAGAAAAAGAAGTGATTGCCCAGATCAAAAGCGTGGCCGGTATGGACGTGGAGCTTTGGGCGGCGGCATCTATAGCCAAAGCATTTGACGCGCTGGGCATACCGTATCCCAAAACAGAAAAGAACGCGCCGTCATTTACAAAATCGTTTCTGACGGACCATGACCATGAGTTGGCACGACTAATCGTGCAGGCTCGTAACCTAAACAAAACCAGCGGCACGTTTATCAATACCATAATGAAGCACTGCCGCGCTGATGGACGCATACATAGTCACATCAACCAGATACGCTCTGACGATGGCGGCACGGTATCGGGCCGCATATCCATGTCAAACCCAAACCTACAGCAAATACCGGCGCGAGACCCTGAGATGGGTCCGATGATACGCAGTCTGTTCCTACCGGAAGAAGGGGACCAGTGGGCTGCTATAGATTTCTCGCAACAGGAACCACGGATCTTGGTTCACTACGCATATGTATTCGGAAAAACAAGAGGCGCACTACTTAATGGCGCAGAGGAGTTTGTAAATGCTTATCGACACGATAATAATATGGATTTTCATACGATGGTTGCAGAAATGGCGGAGATCTCGCGTAAGCAGGCGAAGACGATTAACCTTGGCATGATGTACGGCATGGGCGTTAACAAGCTATCAGATCAGCTAGATATCGACGTTGATGAAGCCAAGAGTCTGGTCAAACAGTACCATGACCGCGTTCCGTTTGTGAAAGGCTTGATGAACGGCGTACAAAACCATCTAAACAAAAAGGATAGTAGCGGCTCCGTCCGGTCGATACTGGGCCGCAAGTGCCGGTTTGACCTATGGGAGCCCGACACGTTTGCCATGAACAAGGCCCTACCATACCAAGAGGCCGTCCGTGAATATGGTGAAACCACCAGATTAAAGCGGGCATATACCTACAAAGCTTTGAATAGATTGATACAAGCGTCTGCCGCGGACATGACAAAGCAGGCAATGGTGAATATTTATGAAGCCGGACGCACACCTCTTATTCAAATACATGATGAAATAGCCATATCTGTGAAAAATCGTGAAGATGCAAAATCTATTGCAGAAATTATGGAAAATGCTGTACCGTTGGAAGTACCCAATTTGTGTGATGTCGAGATCGGCCCAAGTTGGGGTGAGGCCACATGAAGGTCTTACGTAATCCTCCCTTAGACTAGACCCCGCTTCGGCGGGGTCTTTTTTACTTGTAAAATAATGTTTTGTCTTATATATTCCCTTACAGAAGGAGCTATATATGGACATCACTAAATGGAAATCGGTCCTCGTACCCATCGAAGTGTACGAAGAGATCAAAAAATTAGCAAAATTAGAGGGACGGACAATATCTGGTCAACTCCGGATCATGTGGAACGTCTATCGTAAAACAATCAGTTGACGATTTTTTTTCTTTATGGTATGCGATAAGTCTTACTTAATGAGGAGGAGTCTATGCTAAATAATTTGTTACGAATGTTTTTTCCCATGTTTTTTTCTGAGCCGGAGCGGGCTAGAGATAACAAGGGCCGTCTGATTGCAGACAACAAAAAGACGCCCACGGTCAACGAAGCATGGGTTGGTGGTAAGGCACCGGCCAAGAAACGCGGTCGTCCGGCAAAGATTGCTACGCCTAAAAAGCGTGGTCGTCCGGCAAAAAAGAAATGATCTGCCCAAAGTGTGGGGGCCGAAGCAAAGTTTATAACAGTCGGCCCAAGGATGACACAATCAGACGTCACCGGCAGTGTCTAAAATGTAAACATCGTTATGCAACGATAGAAATTTTAGAACAGAAAGAAGATGCGCTCGACAAAATCATGGATAACCCAAAAGAAAAACTGGCGAAACTGAGCGTTGTTCGTAAGCCAGCAAAGAAAAAACGGTTTGAAGAGCTCGATTTCGACAACATGACCGATGAGGAGATAGAAAAAGCGATGTTTGAGGAAGATTTGTCTTGACTATTCTTACACAATCGCATATATATGAGGTGTAAGGCCCCCAAGCTTTACAGTTCCCGTAGTAAGCCCCCAGAGTACGAAACATCCTCTGGGGGCTTTTTTTGTTCTTGACAATATGTAGTAGTGCGACTATATAGGAGTTATCTTATGTACTACGGGAGATTGAAATGAAAGTAGATTTATCATTAGAGCTTTGGGAAGCCGTCATCGTCGCAATTGATAATGACTTAAATGATTTTAGAGATTGCGGCACTGAAGGTTCTCCAGAACTGGACATCCGTTACGGCAAAATGCTTCAAGCACGGGGCGAAATCCTTTGTGAAAAACAAGATCGGTATGTCGAAAACAAAGATCTAAAAATTCTTTTGGATTTCATGTTGGATTACGGCGGGATGGGTTCTTTGCCAAACATGGATGAAGGCGAGTCCGGCGACTTGGCGTATGAAGCGGCGGCGCGGCTGGCAAAAGACAACGAACCTGAGTTGTTGACATATTGGATTAATACACACGAGGAGTGTCGCACGGAACGTGCTAAGTCTAAGGGGATCAACGATGCCGAAGTTTAAGGTAACCGCCACGATGGATGTGGCGTATGAAGTTTTCATAGAAGCATCCAATGAGGATGAAGCATGGAAGCTAGCAGACGAGATGGACGCAGCATCAGATATAGATGATGAAGTCTGGACAAGGATTGACAATGGTCACGACTGGACTCTGGAAAATGTTTATGAGGTGAGTGATGACGGCTGTTAAAGATAAGCGGATATCCTATGAGGATATGTATGATCGGTTGCTCGACGTGACCGAAGAGTTTTCCCTTCAGGGGGCAAACCCTTTCCATGTGGCAAATGTTATGTCACGCTTTGTCGTCGAGTTGTCCTTTGACTGTGCGCCAAATGACGCGGAAGCAACGCATCTGCTACTGGACGCAATCACCGCTCGTATTGAAAGAGATCGTGAAGATGCTGAGTGTAACACGTTGTCATAACTGTAACGAACAGGCTGCCGCAAAAGACGGTGGCCGGTTCTTATGTTCTGATTGCTGGTTTAACGTATGGGCTCCACGGGAGGTGCTTCATGGATCGAAAGAAAGAAATTTTGGAAATGTCGAGAGACATGGACTGGCCAACAGCCGTCCAAAACATCAATCAGGTGGTAAGCTTGTACGCTTCC